GTCCCGTTCTTAAGTTCAACACGTTGAGTAGAGAAGTCAGATCCAAATACAAAATGACTAAATCTATTTAGGTTAGCAAATCCATCCCTAACATTAGTAACTTCCATAAAGCAGTTAGCAACAGCCTGATTAGTAGCTGCTGTTACTGACTCACCTGCTTGTAACTCTAAACCGTTCCTACGTTTACGTGAACCATCCTTCTGTAGAAGCATATTCTGTTCATCTAGAGAAGCATTAGGAGGGAAGGTGAGAGGGCTAGCCTCTGTGTTTAATCCTCCTGAGAAATTATTAATCTCAAGATTCTGTGATACTCTTGCCATCTTCTTTTACCTTCTTAGCCTTCCTGCGTTTTTCTGCTGTACCTAATTTACGATATTCACGTTTAGGCTTAGCTTTCTTAGCCTCATAATCAGCAACAGCCTTCTCAGCCCATTTAAGCTTGTTGTAGAGGCCTTTAAGCTCTATAGGTATGTTACCCCCTTGGGTAAACCTAATCTTGTATAGCTGGCCTTGTGGGAGCTTCTCGATGACTAGCTTATTCTCATCAGTTTGACTCATAGGTACTCCATTTGTCTAGCTTGTTAGAGCGATAAGAGTATCCAGAACCCTTATGACTTCTTCTTCCATAATCAGGATAGCGTGTACCAGAGGCAGCTCTACGGCTTCTCTGTGAAGCTCTCGTACTCTGTCTCTGTGCTTGCTGTTCTGCTTTAGCATCTTCTACCTGCCTAACCTTAAGGGATGCTGTACTCTTAGCTTCTGCTAGGAAGTAAGGGAACGACTCCATTGGTAAGTCAGGGATAAAATCATCATTCAACCTAAACTCAGGTATAAAGAAATATATAGCTTGTGAGTTATCAGGTTGTAACGTATCCTCTACTGCACTATCAAAAGCATCTAGTACGATGTATTCGTCATCAAAGGTAGTGTAGTACTGAGGAGGCCTATCAGTGTACAGTTTAAGCTTAACACCTTCTAGGGTTTCATACAGGGTTACGTTATCACTCTGTACGTTATAATTATTAACCAACCTCAAGAACTCTTCAGGTTCTTTATAAAGGATAGGTTCCATTAGAATACGTGTATCATTAGCTCTCGATCTATCGTACCGCAGAGATTCTAAGTGATACAGGTTTTCTGGTAATTTAAAATAAGTAGGGTAGTTATTATCACTAAGACCTTGTAGCTTACCCAACTTCTTACTATGAGGCCATTTCTTTAGGTTAAACAACTCAAAGAATGTACTACGACAGATTGTAGCTACTTGCAATGATTCTTCAGTATCAGCAATACTGTTTACAAAGTCACCGTCTATATCATTCAGTATGTCTTGAGTCATCTCAAGTAGTGTCATTTTCATTATCGTTTACTCTTTCTTCCGCCTTTAGCCTTGCCAGCTTTGCTTCCTATACGCCCACCGTGAGCCCTATTCTGGGAACGGTTCTGCACCTTAGTGTTGCTAGTAGAACGACTACCACCGTTCTTCAGAGCCTTCTTATGGCCTATATCTTTACCATCACCTTTCTTAGCTCTACCTTCTTTGATAGCTTTACGTCTAGCTTTGTTCCTAGCAGCTCTATTCTTCTTCTGTTCAGCACTCTTATGGTACTCATACTCTTTCTTATAATCTCTTGCCATTACAAAATCCTTAGACAAAAAAGGGAGCCGAAGCTCCCCTAGATTAGATACGGCTAATTTTAACTAAAGTTTTAAAATAGCCTTCAGCACCCACTGAGGTATCAACACTTTGTACGTCAACTGTGAACTCTTTACCTGTCTCAATACTTAGAGGAGCAGCTAGAGCACCGTCAACCATACCTACAGAGGTGAGGTCAATAGGGCCTGATAAGATGGAAGCACCATCGTATAAGATGTCAAGAGTACCCGAATTAAAGGCCTCCTCTACTTCGATAAAGACATCTCGGACTAAACCAAAACTTGAAGGAATCTGGAACTTCTGACCTGCTAGTGCAGGAGTCTCAGGAGCAGATGATTCAAAGTCTAGGTAAAAGTCACCATTGTTACCACGAGTGATACCAGAGATACCACCTAGGTCTAAAGCACCGTAGCGTTTACCAACACCACCGGGGCCTGAGTTTTGATATGTAGACATAATAATAATTCCTAGTTATTGATTATTCAAATTCAGTAGAGCTAGTGACAACAACACCAAGGGTGTCAGTACGCTGGATGCCTTGACCGAAACGAGCAGACTGAACGTATTCATCACGCTTCAAGTCTTTGTTACGACCGCCTTCAACAGAAGGCATCTCACGCCATGCACACATTAGAGGCTTACAGCCGTCATCAGCAATACACATAAAGATGTTAGCAACACCGTCAGTTACGGTATCAACTCCGTCACCGAAGTCACCAAGAGGTAGGCGGTTACTAACCATAATGTCCCAACCGTAAAGGTTGATAACAAAGTTATGGTCACGTTCAAAACCTGCCTCAGTAATCATCTGCCATGTTGGGTTAGCAGCTAGATCACCAGTACCAGAAGTAATCTGATAGCGAGTATTCAATGTTGCTTCAACAATAGGATCAACGATAGCTACACGGCCAGCGTAAGGAACTTCACCCTTATTAAACGCTAGACGCATCTTAATCATGTCTTCAAACTGAATAGTGTTATTAGTACCTGAACCCACTAGACGATGGGCAAAGCCATTGATTTTGTTAGGATCATTAGCAACTTGACCTTCATTCAAGGTTTCAAGAGCTTTAGTCTCGAAGTATTCTTGGATAGCACGAGTTGCTTCCCTACCACGAGATGCAGAGAGTTGTTCAATCTGAGCACCGTCTTGACGCATCTTATCAGTGATATACCAAGCGTCACCGATATACTCAGTGATACGTAACTGGACTTCACCAGTCTCGATTGGTGTATACTTGAAAGGAGCATCTTCAGATACTTCTTGGATTGTTGATTCACCGATGGTCTTGATGTGTAAAGTTTCACCAGAACCGAAGTCGGTTACATCACGATAAAAGCCTGATGGTAGTAAACCATCGTGTAACTGTTCAAGGATGAACTGAGAATACTGCTCTGCCTCGATAAAGCTACGGTTCGATACAGTTGTAATAGCCATTTGCTATACTCCAATTATATAAATTAAATTTGACCTTGTTCTTCTAACTTAGCCATAGATCGTTCACCTGCCGCTTTCCAAGCATCTACAACATCGCTTGTTTTAGTGGAACGCATAATGGTCTTAGGTTTAGAAGGAACTTCCTTATTAAACACTGATGTATCTGTTGAACCACTTAAAGATGCGGGTGGAGCCGCAGGCTTGTCAACATCAATCAGCTTTAAGAATTGCTCAGGGTGCTTAGCAGCCATTTCTTCAGCGAACTCTTTCGAGATACCTGCCTTTTGAACAGCTTCAGCTAAGTCTACCTTAGCAGCTTTTACAGCGTCCTTAACCTGCTTCACATTAGAAGTTGCGATAGCTTGTTGTTCACGCTGTTCTAAGAGAGCCAGAACATCCTCTTGTTGCAATCCAGCGGGTGTGCTTGGAGCAGGAGGAACTTCAGGTTCTTTCTTAGTTTGTAACAGAGCTTCAAGTTCTTCTTGAGACTTAACCTTACCAGTTAGCTCTTGTAGTTGAGATTCAACAGTAGACTTCTCACCCTTAAGTGTTCCAATGAACTCTTGAGAGGCAGTATAGCCGTTAATCAGATCTTCTACTGACTTAAATTTCTGTTCACCACGCTCATTCTTAATTCCTGCTAATAGGTCTGTAAAGTCAGGAGTTTGGTTAGCGTTATTCTCTTGTGGGTTTTGGTTATCACCCGTAAGTTTGTTATCATCGTTAAACAGTTCGGTCATCTGTTTTAATCCTAGTTAAATTAATTACTTCATCTAATGCACGTTGATAGCCAAGTTCATTAGCCATCTTATGCGTCCACTCAGTATCAGAGAAGTTAGAGGTCTTCTTCATCTCCTCCACTGAGGCTTGTTGTTTCTTACTTAATATTTCTTCTAGACGTTCTAGGACTCTACGAGACTCTTTAACTAGAGCCTCCATTTCATCCTTATCTTCTACATTGGCAGTCCATGTACTAACTATTTTAGACTTCATCACCACCACCTGTAACATCTACAGCTTGACGTTCGTTAACTGTTTGATCCAACGAGTTAGCATACTCTGTTCTTTCAGCAGTTTCAGTCATGCCTTGATTACGTCTAATAACTTCCCAATCGTCTAATTGGAACAGATCCTCTACCATCTTAGCCAAGTTCTCTGTAGAGACATGAGGAGCAATCTGTTGCCACATAGGAGATTGAGATAGTTGGGTTAGATTTTGAATTCTTACAGCCTGCTCACCAAAATGTCTAGCACCTCTTGGTCGGATTGTGCCGTTACCATTTAGGTCTTCAGGAGTTAAATTCATAAATTCTTCAACATCATACTTATCGTTCCAAACTCTTAATACAGTGGATGCTGTCATATACTGTCTAGCGTTGGCTAGCATCATGTTTAAGAGAGGTTCAATAACGTGTATCTCAAAATTTGTTATCTTCTCTTGGAAGATTCGTGAGGCCGCTGCTTCTAGGGTTTGAACCTCAAAAGCTGTTTTCTCACCGGGAGTTCTAACCCCCATTGCTTCACGAGGAGCACCAGCAAACTCTTCCATCTTACGCTCTATCAAGGCTATTTCATTAGTTGCCTGTGATACGCCCTGTAAGCTCATTCCGAGTTCAGTAACACTACCTTCGCCTATAATGGAGATTTCCTCTCCGGGGCCATAGTCAAATGGCTCTACTTCACCTTGGATAACTAGAGGAGGGTGTACCATTAAGTCTAAGGCATCATCCTTTAAGTTCTCTAGGTGATCGATACGGTACTGCATACCAACTAGATTATCTAGCGGCCCCATTCCGTATAAGTTATCAGGTCGTTTACGCCAAGGTGCATGAACAATATCTCTGTTCCCTGCCCAAGACTCATTCTTACCTGCATAAGCTGTTATGGATCTATCGATGACGATGATACGCATGTTCTCATGCAGCTCACCTGACTCTTCATCGTAGTAGTCCCCTTTAAATTCTAATACTTCTACAAACTTAGAGCCATAGTATTCACGTATATCTCCGAAACCATCAACACTAAAGCCGATAGCCTTCTCCCAGTCTTCTACGGTATACTTGCCCCAACAACTCCTCATTGCTTCAGACTTTAAAGCAGCTTCAGCCCAGAACTCCTCTCCGGGAGTTTTAGCTAATTGCTTCAGTTCTCCAATAGTCTTAAGGTAGCGAATAATCTTAGGCGACTTAAAGAAATCTGTAGCAACCGGGTTGAAAACTAAATCATGTGGACTGATACGTTTAGCATTAGGGCCTTCATAACCCGGACTATTCATACCGTCCTTATCTTCAAACATATTCACTTCATACTCAGATGTAGCAAATACATTTCCTGTGTCTATATAATCATAAAGAAGATCACTAACTGTGCTATAGAAGTTAGAGCGTTCTACGACATCTTGCATAAACGCTTCAATAGCTTGAGCTTTAGCTTGATCCTCTTCTGACTCTCCTTCCCACTTCATCCACTTCCTATTAGGGAATAAAGTAGAAATGTAGTTAGCGTGTAAGTTATCCCTAATCTGAGTAAGCTTGGGAACTGTTATAGAGTTCTTCCAAGGCAAGTCTTGATTAGAAGTGGTTGTAGTGTCAGTAGCAAATAGGTAATTACGTAACTCAATCCATTCTGCAACTTTAGGCTTACGCCAACGATACCACTGATCCCACTGATAAGCCACTGCCTGTGCGGTATGATCAGATATACCGTCATACATATCTTTTAATTCAGCTACGTTACCTGTCATTTATCCGAACCTTTTACTGAAACTAACTCCACCAAACTTCTTGGAGTAAACTATATTCGATCTTTCTTTTTGTTCTCTACGTTTAGAAGGAGCTTTAGCAATCTGTATAACACTAGCCAAGGCATCCTTTATATCATCGTGCTTAGGACGTGCTAGAATCAATTCTTCTTCTAAGGCAGCCGTATACCCTCCCCTAATGTGAAACACGCTTAGGTTGTCATAACGGGGCTCTAGGATGGATGCCATACGCTCCTCCTTAGTACCCTCATGTCTAGTGGGCTTATTCTCATCAATACTCAAGGACATATTCTCTTCTCGAATCCTATCCTTAAGATCATTAGCAATCATACTCTGTGCTGCTGTAACCTCTGCTCTAAGTTTCCTAAAGTCCCACTTATCGTGTAGGGCTAGAACGTGGTCAAACATTGTACTAATACGATCAGTTTTAAATCTATCTATATCTAAGACGTATATAAAACCATCAGAGTCTACTCCTATTACAACAATAGCTGAGTAGTCTGAAGTCTTCTTAATAGTGTATGCAAAGTCCATAGCAGCATATACGTTTACTACCTTACCTTTAACATACCAAGAACCATTACTATATGTAACTTGCTTAGCATCTACATATTGGAAACGATCACGAGTAATCCGATTACTACCGGGATCATTAGGGTCATTATAATACTGTGCGTAAAATTGGACTCTATCCTCGTATTCCGATCTGATTCTGGGGAGGACATTCTTATCAAATCCAAAAGCCTTCCCGTCATCTCTAACCTCCCTAGGACATAGGTACAAGTCATTATATTCTACTGCATGTTCTACTACTTCCCAAGTAGAAAGCTTATCAACAAGTTCATTGTTATTATCATACACTTCATACTCTTGGTCTTTCCAAGTAGCATAAATATCGTGAGGATGGTAACGAGTGCCACATGCTAATGTAAAACCACCTGCGTTCCTGATAGACGTAAACTGAGAAGCTTTCTTTACAACCGACTCTCGGCCATCTTCTGTGTAAGCATTCTCTGGAACCACAAGGTCATCCGCTACAATAACATCAGCGTGCCAGCCTGTCGTGTTAGTGGTTAAGCCAGCAGTAGATATTGTAGCATCTCGTATCCCTTCCTCTGAGCGTTTAACGTGATCTACGCGAATCTTTCTGTTGTTCCATGTCTCACGTTTACCCTCTTGCGGATGAATATACTCAGGCCAGT